GTATAATGCTTCAGCACATGGGAATAATGAATTTTTAAGTGAGGGTGTTTACTTAACTTCTAAAGCTTTAAGTGGTATTGATTTTAGAGCTGAATCTAATAGTAACACCCATATGTTTTTTATAGATGGAAGTGCAGATAAAATAGGAATTAATGAAAGCAGTCCAACAACACAATTACAAATAACTGGTGCAACTGGTGCTGGTGGCACGATTGCTTTAAAAAGACCAAACACAACTGTTACTGCTGGTCAAACTTTAGGAGGAATAGAATTTATTACTGCTGATTCTGGTTCTGCTGGAATTGGTGCAAGAATACTCGGTGAAGGTGATGGCACAGGTGGTGAAGCAAAAATTGTATTTGCTACTGGATCAGGTGGATCGACAGTTGATGCAATGACTGTTGGCTCAGGTTCTCATGTTGGTATTGGGGTTGAAACATCATCAAATAAATTAAGAATACTTCAAGACCAAGCAGATGAAAACTGTGTGCAAATAGAATATGACACCAGCTCTGCTGATGAAAGTGTAATGAGATGGTTTTGTGATAGAGCTTCTTCTACAGCTTGGGACTTTTTACAAGCATATTCGAATAATGCGTCAAGTGCTGATCTAGAATTTCAAATGACTTCTTCTGGTAGTATGACTGCTGATGGATCATTTTCAGGAAGCGGTGCAGACTATGCCGAGTATTTTGAAACAGCAGATGGTAATGGTATTGAGATTGGAAAAACAGTTGTATTAGATGGCAACAAAGTAAGAGCATCTACTTCTAGTGATGACGACTCAGAAATTATTGGTGTCGTTAGACCAAAAGAAGATGGTAAATGTTCTATGACAATTGGTAACACAGCTTGGAATCATTGGACTAATAAATATTTAACAGATGATTTTGGTGTTTTTATTTGGGAAGATTACATAGTTAAAGAATGGACTGAAAAAACAACAAAAGAAAATGGTAATATTGAAGTTAAAAATCATTCATATCCTTTTGATGCTATTCCTGAAGGTGTGACTGTTCCTGATGATGCAAAAGAGATAACACAACAAAGAAAAAAGCAAAACCCTGATTGGAATGAAGATACTGAATATGTAAAAAGACAAGATAGAAAAGAATGGGTTATCATTGGTTTACTTGGTCAGATACCAATAAACAAAAATGAAAAGACAGGAACTAATTGGATTAAAATGAGAGACATATCAGAAAC